TCTAACGGTTACCCACTCCCACCGGACATAGAACACATAAAAACAGTAGGAGTTTTGAAGAATGACCAAATCACAATGTCAGTAATTCAAAACTCTGACTATTTTTCGATGATAGATTCAATGGATGATATAATCGCATTATGTTGGGAAAATGAAAGTGAAGACGTTGACTTCACCCGTCAAAAAAGATTGGTATTTAAGTTTGGAGAAACAGAACAATCAGTCAAAGATAAATTATACGAAAGAGATATCGTATTAGAGTTTGAAAAAAAAATTGAATATGAACACTAATCAAAAAAAATTAAAACTAGTGAAGGAGGGGATTAAAACATCTACTCTAAATAAAATGACTGATAGTCAGGTTGATACGTTGTTCAGTAAATTACAAGAACAAGTTACAACTACAACTAAACAAGTTAAAACAATTACGGTTCCTCAAAATATTGCAAAAAGTACAGGTGCCGACATTGGTAATGTAAATGTTAAAACAGATGAAAATGGAAATGTAGTTGCAACTGAAATGACGGAAGATGACACATTAAATGTGGTTCAAGACCCAGATGCTACTGAAGATGGAATGGGTATGTTTGAAGAAAAAGAAATTGACGAAAAATTTGAATCAAAAAAACAACAAAAATATTTCTTTGCCAAATGTGGCGATGGAAAAACAAAAGAACAAAAAAAATGGTGTAAAATGGCTGATGAGTTTGCAGAAAAGACTAACTTTGCTAAACTTCCTGAAAAGAAAAAAGAAACAAAAGAAGAATTTGGTATGGGTGACTATAATAAAAAAATAGCATCTGTTGTGTCTAATTTACATATGAAAAATTTAGACCAAACAACAACACCTAATGTTGAAATTTTTGGGGAGAGTGAAATAGAAAAACATATTATGAGACTCGTAGAAAAACACATCACACCTAAAATGTCTAAAAAAGATTTTAATAATCTTTTAGAAGGAGACACAAAAACTGCACCCGCAAAACCAAAGGTTAGTCCTGGTACAAAACCAAAACATCCGTTCCAACCTGACCCTGATAAAAAAGGGGCTCCTAAAGCGATGAAAAAAGAAGTTGGTGAAGGAACTGAAGTTGCTCCGGCAAAACCAAAAGTTAGTCCTGGTACAACACCAAAACATCCTTTTGCTCCGGACCCAAGTAAACAAGGGGCTCCAAAAGCAATTAAAAGAGAATTACCAAGTTTTTTAAAATTTAATCAGTTAGGTCTTAAAACAAAATAGTTATGAGCGTAAATTTAAAAATGGAGAAAATATTAAAAGTCAAAAGTGACTTAGATAAAAAATTAGTTAACGAAGGGTTAACCGGTAATCAACAAACTATGTTAAACGAAATAAATCGTCGTTTAAATGAAGCTCCTGTTAGTTATGATGGTCCTGAAAGAATGGAACCGGGTATTGAAAGACAAATCAATCAAAGAGAAACACCATATAACGAACATCCGGGATTACCACAAGATGGTGATAGAGATTTTGTTGAACTAGTTTCTTCACAACGATTTAAAGACTCTGTAGATAAAGTAAGAAGATTTTTAGGTGATACTACACCAATACAAGGAGATAATCCAATGATGGGACTAATGAGTTCTGTTATGGGTAGTTTACAACAAATTAAAAGAGTTGAAGTTCAACACAAAGAATATCTTGAAAATTTGGCAGTTAATTTAGTTAAGAAAGAATTAGGTATTCCTGAAGGTCAATTACAATTTGATGTAGAATTAGTTAGTGGTCCGATGGGAGCGTCTGAAGGAATGCAAACACAACCTGAACAACCGGATGAAGAAGATGTAGAAGAAGCGTTCAAAGAGAGTGAAGAACACCAAGAAGAAATAGAAGACTTTATGGATTCTATGGAAAAATTTAATTTAGAGAAAGCAAAAAGAAGAATGATTAATTCATTAGTTCAAGGAGCAGCATTTAAAGGTGGTCATATGTATACGTTAGTTAGTGATGAGATAAATAGATTAAGTCCAAACTTATTAAATTTATACGGTGTAACACAATCACTAATGGAACATTTATATTGGTTATATCCGGATATGGAAAATATGGCTGGTGGTGGTGGTGGTCAAATGGGACAATCAGAATCAGACCCTGAAACTGACCCACCAACAATTAAAGCAAAAGCATTCACGTTTCCTTTATTGGTTCACGAGATAGTTAAAGGTATTTATTCATTATATGGTGACCAAGGCTTACCAAACGACCCTGTTCAAAGAAGTATGGTTGTTGGTGCTGAAGATACATTACCAGCAGAAATTTGGGATTCAAGATTAGGTCCTGTGTTTTGGGAAAAATTCAGAGAATCTTGGCCTGATAAATTATACGAAGACGACCAAAGACATCTACAACAATACTTATTTATGAAATTGTCTCAATTAGAGGCGAAGGACTTTGTAGTATTATCAAAAGCTATTATGGCTGATAAACCTGAAGCAAAAGAGGTAATAAATAGAATGGTTAACGAAATCGTTGAAATCCTTAAAAAACACGAATATGAATCAAAAATGTCAGATGACGAAGATGGTGAGGATGATAGTGAAAATTATGGAGATTACGGATTTGATGACTTAGATGACTTAGACGATATTGATTTATCTTCGTTAGGATTCTAAAAATTACCGACAACATTATGTATGTCGAATTTAACAAGAGAACAAGTATTAATAGAATACGTAAAATGTAATAGAGATGTTGAATACGCACTTAAAACGTATTTAGAAACATATGATAATACGGTTAAAAAATATGTTCCATTGGAACTTTTCCCTGACCAATTAGCATTACTCAACGATTACGAAGAATACAATGAGAATATAGCATTAAAGTACAGACAGGCCGGGGTATCAACAGTTACCGCGGCTTGGATGTCACGTAAACTTATATTTGCAAGAAAAGACGCTCCCGAGAAAATATTGATTATTGCCAACAAGTTGGATACATCATTGGAGATGGCGAACAAAATAAAAGCGTTCGTTGGTCAATGGCCGTCTTGGACCGGTGTTGAATTTGATAAAGCCAAAAATTCCCAAAAACATTATAAATTAACAAATGGATGTGAGGTTAAAGCCGTTGCAACATCTAAGGATGCCTTGCGTGGATTTACACCAACCATACTTGTATTTGATGAGGCGGCCTTTATCGAGGCCGATAGTGATTTCTGGTCTGCCTGTATGGCGTCCCTATCTACGGGGGGTAAAGTAATTGTGGTATCAACACCCAATGGTTACGACCAAATTTATTATGAAATATATGACCAAGCATTACGTAATATGAACGACTTCAAAATTACGGAGATGTTTTGGTATAGAGACCCAAGATACACTAGTGATTTATTTTTAGTTAAAACAAACGATATCATTCATTATCTTTTAAATAAAGAAGATTATAAATCAGATGAATTTATTGATTGGTCAAAAATACCTTATAAAGATAGAAACTATGTAGAATTAAGAGTTCTTATGGATGCCGGTTACAAACCTTGTTCTTCTTGGTTTGAAGCGATGGTTAAGAAATTAAAATACGATAAACGTAAAGTATCTCAGGAGTTAGAATGTAACTTCTTAGGTTCCGGAGATAACGTATTTGATTCTCTTATGATGCAAGATATTCGTGAAAATCAAGTGAAAGAACCTGTTAGTAAAATGATGGGTAATGCTCTTTGGATTTGGAAAGAACCCGTTGTTGGACATAAATACATTATGGGTGTCGACGTTTCTCGTGGAGATTCAGAAGATTTTAGTTCATTTCAAATTGTCGACTTCGATACAATGGAACAAGTTGCCGAATTTGTCGGTAAATTACCACCTGACACTATGGCAGAAATTTGCCATAAATGGGCGACAATATATTCTTGTTTCATTGTAATTGATATTACCGGTGGAATGGGGGTATCAACATCAAGAAAACTACAAGAAATGAATTATCGTGATTTATATGTTGATGGTGTTGATTTATCTAATAAATGGAAATACGACCCAGCTGCGGCTGATAAAATTCCCGGAATAAATTTTAATAATAAAAGGGTTCAAATTATTGCGTCATTTGAAGAGGCGATGAGACATAAATTCAGAATTTATAGTTCTCGTTTATATAATGAAATGAACACCTTTGTATATATCAATGGTCGACCTGACCACCAAAAAGGACATCACGACGATTTAATTATGTCAATCGCGATGGCCACTTACGTTGCGGAATCTTCATTTAGTAAATTAACAAAGGTTACAGAACATACTAAAGCAATGTTAGATTCTTGGTCTGTTAATAATAATGAGGCTATTAAAGAAAGTATTAATTTTGACCCTGTGATACCTATGTATCAAAATAGGGTTAACCAATTTAATGGTCAACAAGTCAGTAAAGACGATTATGCAAAATATGGCTGGTTATTTGGAGTTAGGTAATATTTATCAAATAAAGAATAATGGGTTTAACGGAAAGAAAAAAGTCAGGTAGGATATTTGACGGGTCATTACTTAATGTTCCGGGCCAAGGAATATTGACCAAAAAAATTCAATCTTCATTTACAAAAAATTTACCTTATCAATCTGATATTAATGGGGGAGTACCTCCGTTACCTACACCGTCTATTACACCATCGTCAACTCCATTATTACCTTGTGACTTTACTGGTGTAGATATTACTACACAGACACCTACACCAACACCGTCAAATACTCCTACACCAACTATTACGCCAAGTACAACACCATTAAACTGTGATTTCACATATGTTATTGGTTCTATTACAAATACCCCAACACCTACAAATACGGTAACACCAACAAATACTCCAACAAATACGGTAACACCAACACAAACACCAACAAATACTCCAACAAATACGGTAACACCAACATATACTCCAACTCCAACGGTTACACCTGCGGAATGTAGCATTTCATTAGATAATGTTGTATTAATCTCAGGAACAACTTGGGCTTATTACTTTAATAATTTACCAGCAAATTGTGAACAATTATTCTTATCATATTCGTTAGATAATGATAATTGGACTTCAATTGAAGTTAATGATTGTTATACAAATCCAGCCTTATATGATATCGGTCCACTTGGTGATGTTTTAATTTATTTTAGAATAACTCAAGAATGTGGTGGATATCCAACAACATCAAATGTTTTCACTAGTTGTACTAATTGTGGTTATTATGAATTAAGTGGAACTTATTTCCCTGTATTTGGGTCGTACTCTACTTTTGAATATATCCCTTGTGATGGAAGTAGTCCAGTCACAGTTAATGTTGATAATAGTTATCTTCCATTTATCCCACCACCTGTAGTAAATGTTTGTGCCAAATGTTCTTATGGTGTGGTAAAACTAATAGGTAAAGGTTCTTATACTTTAATAACAAATATTTGCCCAAGTCCTACACCAACACCAACTCCAACTCTTACCCCAACACCTACAGTTACATTAACACCAACATTAACAAATACCCCAACTGAGACCCCAACAAATACACCAACTGAGACTCCAACAAATACACCAACTAATACTCCAACACCTACACCAACTAATACATTAACACCAACATTAACACCAACAAATACTGAAACTCCAACAAATACACCAACTAATACTGAAACTCCAACAAATACACCAACTAATACATTAACGTCAACACCAACATTAACACCAACTAATACATTAACACCAACACCGACAATGACGCCAACACCAACAAATCCATATGCACCGGGTAATAATGTATTTGTCGATAATTTTACTAGAGCCGCGGTTAGTCCGGGTGGTACTCCATCAATTGCATACACATCTACAATAACAAATCTTGGTAATATTGGTATTGGTGCGGGAATTTTCCTAAGAATGAGGTCGGACACTACTCTCACAACAGGTAGACTTTATACTATGTCAACGTATACTTTAGTCGGTAATCCTAATTTCTATTCTCAATTAAATTTAAACCCAACAATTGTTAATTGGTCTGTGAATGTAAGGAATAATTACAACGCAATTTTAGATGGGTTTGATTCAGGTCTTTTTGGTCAAGCAGTTATTTTAGCATCAAATGGTAGTGACGTATTGACTAATGGTAATGGATACGCATTAGTTTATGGTGGTTCAGGAACTAGACAGTGGAGATTAGTTAGTTTCACAGGAGGATTACAAGCAAACGCTAATATAACAACAATTTTATCAACACCATTGTCACCAGGATTTTCGGATACGGATTATTTAAGCTTAAAAGTGTCTTACAATTCAACAACAAATAATTGGACTTTATCTTTTAGAAATGATGGTAATTCTGATTGGATAGATTCTAGATTAACAACAGGATATAGTACCCCTAGTTCAGCAACAAATTCAACATATACCAATGTAACATTAGATTCGTTCGGATATTTCTATAATTTTGGAGCAACACCAACTTTAGTCAATTCTCTTTTTGACAACTTTAACGTATATTACAATTAATAAAATATGGGAACAATTATAGAAATATTAACAACAAATTACGACGGACAATTATCCGATATTACCTTTTACCCTTGTTCGGGGGGAAGTATTAATATTGGGCAAGTTACCTTACCATATAATTACGAAACAGAAGATTACTACGGTACATATGTTATTTATATACCTAATTACGATAAAACTTGTGAATTAGTTGTTCCTTGTTTGTCCCCAACACCAACATTAACACCAACAAATACGCCAACAAATACACCAACAAATACACCAACAAACACTTTAACTCCAACAAATACCGAAACACCAACAAACACACCAACATATACTCCAACAAATACGGTAACACCAACGTATACTCCAACACCAACATATACTCCAACACCAACGGTTACTCCTGCGGAATGTAGTATTACGTTAGATAATGTTGAATTAATCTCAGGAACAACTTGGGCTTACCACTTTACTAATTTACCGGCAAATTGTGAACAATTATTCTTATCATATTCATTAGATAACGATAATTGGACTTCAATTGAAGTTAATGATTGTTATACAAACCCAGCCTTATACGATATTGGTCCACTTGCTAACGATATTTTAATTTATTTTAGAATAACTCAAGAATGTGGTGGATATCCAACAACATCAAATGTGTTCACTAATTGTACTGATTGTGGTTATTATGAATTAGACGGTGGTTTAGGTAACGGAGGTATTTCAACTTTCCAATACCAACTTTGTAGTGGAGGTGCTCCGGTTACCGTGAATATCCCACAAATAGAAACTATTCCAACAAATAAAGTTTATGTATGTGGTAAATGTTCATATGGTATAAATAAATTAACTATATCAGGTAGTTATGAGTTACTTACAAATGTTTGTCCTTGTGATTTAACAGGGGTTGACCTTCCTTCACCTACATTAACACCAACAAATACCCCAACACCTACGTATACACCATCACCAACACCAACACCTTTACCTCCATTTATTTCAGTTTGGAGAACAACAACACCATCTGAAAGTATTACATTACCATATTTAATTGATGGTACTTATGAAGGTATTATTGATTGGGGTGACGGTAATACATCAGTAAATTCATACGCAAATAGAACACATACATATACCTCATCAGGTGACTATACAGTAACAATTACAGGAACTATTAAACGATTTACTTTCGCATCTACATCACAATTTAATTATATTAATAATAGTAAAATTAGAGAAATACTACAATGGGGTTCGATTAATTTAGGTAGTGACTATAATAATTTTTACAATTGTGTTAATTTAATATTAACAAATGTGACGGATGTTTTAAATTTATCTGAAAAACAAACTTTAATATCTTTATTTCATAATTGTAATTCAATAACTACAATTAATAACATCAATAGTTGGGATATATCGAATATTACAGATATTAGTAATACGTTTTATAATACTCAATTTAATCAGGACATTAGTGGATGGGATGTTTCAAATGTGAATGTTATGAATTATACATTTTATAGTACACCATTTAATCAAGACATTAGTGGGTGGGACGTTTCAAATGTGACTAGTATGTTCGGTATGTTTTGGGATACACCATTTAACCAACCTATAGGTATTTGGAATGTTTCAGGCGTTACCAATATGGGTAATATGTTTACTAACTCTACGTTATTTAACCAACCGTTATCGGGATGGAATGTGTCTAATGTAACTAATATGTCTCAAATGTTTGCGGGGACCGCATTCAATAGACCTATTGAAAATTGGGATGTTTCAAAAGTTAGTAATATGTACTATATGTTTAATAACGCTACGTCATTTGACCAACCATTATCCGGATGGAATGTAAGTAAAGTGTTTGTTATGCAAAATATGTTTGCGGGAACTCCATTTAACCAACCTATTGGAAATTGGAATGTATCGGGTGTTACTAATATGGGTTATATGTTTTATAACAATTTAGTATTTGACCAACCATTATCAGGGTGGAACGTATCAAGAGTTCAAAGTATGGCGGGTATGTTTTATGGTTGTATTCAATTTAATCAAGATATTACTGGTTGGGATGTGTCAAAAGTTGTTGGTATGAGTCAAATGTTTGTTAACACACCATTTAACCAACCTATAGGTATTTGGAATGTTTCAGGCGTTACCAATATGGAAAGTATGTTTGTTAATGCTACGTCATTTGACCAACCATTATCAGGATGGAACGTGTCTAATGTAACTAATATGTCTCAAATGTTTTACAATAGTCCATTTAACCAACCAATTGGAAATTGGGATGTATCAAACGTTACCAATATGGGTTATATGTTTTATAGTACACCATTTGACCAACCGTTATCAGGATGGAGTACAAGTAATGTTCAATCTATGACCGCTATGTTTTGGTCGTCACCATTTAATCAACCAATTGGAAATTGGGATGTTTCAAGTGTTGTTAGTATGAATTTAATGTTTAATGACACACCATTTAACCAACCATTATCCGGATGGAATGTGTCAAATGTTGGTAATATGACTAGTATGTTTCAAACAAGCCCATTTAATCAACCAATTGGAAATTGGGATGTTTCAAGTGTTGTTAAAATGGCAAATATGTTTAATAATAATTCATCTTTTAATCAACCAATCGGAAATTGGGATATATCTAACGTAAATGATTTTACGGGTTTTATGGCGAGTAAAACATCGTTAACATTCTCAACATTAAATTTAGACAATATTTACAATGGATGGTCGACCAAAAATCCTCAAATAGGTAGAACAATAACCTTTGGTTCGGCCAAATACACATCAGCAGGTTCTGCTGGAAAATCAATCTTAGAAGGAACCGGTAGTGGTGAATATGGTTGGTTTATAACAGATGGAGGAATTTAAATATGACTAAAAAATTTAGAATATCGACAGATAATTTTGACGGATTTACCGCAGATATTACCTATTACCCATATACAGGTGGTACAATAAATTTAGGAACACAAATGTTACCATATGATTATAACACAGATTATTTTTATGGGATATATGAAGTTTACATACCATATTTTGATAAAATTTGTATTATAGATAATCAACCACCCGTTTGTGATTTAATTGGTAGTTTTACAAGTCCATTTATTTCCACTTGGAAAACAGACAATGATGGTGTTAGTTTATCTAACCAAATATTTTTAAATTTAGATTCATCAGGTACTTATAATTTTGTTGTTGACTGGGGTGATGGTAGTTCTGATAAAATAACTACGTGGGACCAACCTGAAACTACACATACCTACAATGTTATTGGGACTTATGTAATAACAATAACGGGTGTTATTGAAGGATTTAATTTCAATTATAATGGTGATTATGGTAAAATTTTAAATGTTTTACAATGGGGTTCACTTAAATTAGCGGATGGAGGTTATCAATTTGCATATTGTTTTAATTTAAATTTATCTACGGTTAACGATGTTTTAGATATTTCTAACTTAACGTCTATTGACGGGATATTCCAAGAATGTTATTCTTTAACCGCAGTTAATAATATAGAACAGTGGAACATTTCAAATTTAACAAGTTTAAGTTCATTATTTTCAGATTGTGGAAGTTTTATTCAACCACTGAATGATTGGGATATTTCAATGATAACTAATATGAGTTATATATTTAATGGGTGTTACCAATTTAATCAACCATTAAATAATTGGAATGTTTCAGGTGTTACCAATATGAGTAATATGTTTCAATCAACCCCATTTAATCAAGACATTAGTGGGTGGGATACCTCAAGTGTTACCAATATGAGTTATATGTTTGCGGGGGCATCATTTAATATAGATATAACAGGGTGGGATATTTCAAACGTAACAAATATGTCCGGTATGTTTGCAGGGGCAACAGCATTTAATCAACCTATTGGTGTTTGGAATATGTCAGGTGTTACTAATATATCCACAATGTTCCAATATAATACAGTTTTCACTCAAGATATTACAGGGTGGGATGTATCAAATGTAACGAATATGTCGTATATGTTTCAAGGTTCAATTTTTAACCAAAACATTACCGGATGGGATGTTTCTAACGTTACTAATATGTCAGGTTTATTTATGAATCCATTTTTTAATCAAGCCATAGGAATTTGGAATGTATCAGGTGTTACTAATATGTCCTCTATGTTTAATAGTTCAAATTTTAACCAAGACATTAGTGGATGGGATGTTTCTAACGTTACTAATATGTCCGCTATGTTTTCTAATTCAAAATTTAATCAAGACATTAGTGGTTGGGATGTTTCAAATGTGAATACTATGAATTTTATGTTTAATAATTCAAAATTTAATCAAGACATTAGTGGATGGGATGTTTCAAAAGTTACGTCTATGTCGGGAGTGTTTACATCATCAATATTTAATCAACCCATAGGGATTTGGAATGTATCAGGTGTTACCACTATGGGTAGTATGTTTTTTGATTCAGAATTTAATCAAGACATTAGTGGATGGAACGTTTCAAAGGTGACAAATATGAATAGTATGTTTAATAGTTCAAAATTTAATCAAGACATTAGTGGGTGGAATGTTTCTAAGGTTATGTTTATGTCTCAAATGTTTAATAATTCAAAATTTAATCAAGACATTAGTGGTTGGGATGTTTCTAAGGTTATTAATATGACTTATATGTTTAGTCAGAATCAGTATTTTAAACAAAATATTGGAAATTGGAATATTTCTGGTGTAACCAATTTCTCTTTCTTTATGGCGAACAAAACTGATACAACATTATTAACCTCAAACTTAGATGATATTTATAATGGATGGTCAACTAAAAACCCTCAAATAAATATAACAATCCATTTTGGTACTGCAAAATACACGTCAGCAGGTTCTGCAGGAAAAGCAATCCTTACAGGGTCAACCGGTAGTGGAGGATATGGTTGGACAATATTTGACGGAGGATTATTTACATAACTTATGAAATACGTATTTACAATATCGACAGACAATTACTCCGGATACACCGGAGACGTAACCTATTACCCATCAACGGGTGGAACAATTAATATAGGTTTAGTTACATTACCATACGACTATATTACCGATTATTTTTACGGGACGTATGATATATACATTCCTGAAACAGCGGTTACTTGTACAATAACCAATTTAGAACCGTTACATTTAACCCTTTTTGTTGAGTACACACCTGGTTCTATAATTGTGTTTTATACATTAGTATTAAACCGTCCGCATAGTGAAGAAATAAATGTTACTTTTGAAAATGTTTTAAATTTTTATAGTGGTCCTCCGGTTACAATATTTACAGGAGTTACTGTTAATTCTGGCGATTTATCAGGACAAACTATTATTACAATAGATGAAGATTATATCAACTACACAGGAGTACCATTTTTTAGTCAATTATCGGGAACTCCGGTTGAAAGTACGTGGGAAATAATTGTTATTCCTTTTATTCCTACATTAACTCCAACACCAACAAATACGGTAACACCAACCTTGACTCCAACAGAAACAGTTACTCCAACTATTACCCCAACAAATACGGTAACACCTACAAATACGGTAACACTAACTAATACGGCTACCGTAACACCTACAAATACTTTAACACCAACTAATACGACTACCGTAACGCCTACAAATACTTTGACACCAACTAATACGTCTACCGTAACACCAACAATAACAGTAACACCATCTCCGTTACCTCCAACAATTGAATATTTCCAAGATTGTTGTACCCCATTTAATACCTATAAAGTTGGTGGTTTTGTAACACCAATTATATTAGGTAATGTGTATTATATTGATACTGACGGATTTAATGGATGTGTTACGGCAGTAAGTGGACCATTATTTGATGCTCAATATAACATCATAAGTTTTACAACAGAAACTAGTTGCCTTAATTGTACAACCACTTATCCTTGTATACCTCCATCTCCATCTCCAACAGAGACACTAACACCAACACCAACGTTAACGCCAACAAATACTCCGACAGAGACAGTTACAGAAACGCCAACTTCAACTCCAACATTAACTCCAACTTTCACACCTACAAATACTCTAACACCAACGTTAACGCCAACAAATACTCCGACAGAGACAGTTACAGAAACGCCAACTTTAACTCCAACATTAACTCCAACATTAACACCAACAAATACTTTAACACCAACTAATACGTCTACCGTAACACCAACAATAACAGTAACACCAACATTAGGAGCGACAAGTACCCCAACAAATACTCCAACAAGTTCAATTCAAGCAACAGCAACACCAACGTTAACTCCAACAATTACGCCAACAAATACTTTAACTCCAACAATTACTCCAACAATTACGCCAACAAGTTCAATTCAGGCAACAGTGACTCCAACATTAACGCCTACAATTACGCCAACAAAATCAATTCCGGCAACGGCAACACCTACATTAACTCCAACAATTACGCCAACAAGTTCAATTCAGGCAACAGTGACTCCAACATTAACGCCTACAATTACGCCAACAAAATCAATTCCGGCAACGGCAACACCTACATTAACACCAACAATTACGCCAACAAAATCAATTCCGGCAACGGCAACACCTACATTAACACCAACAATTACACCAACAAAATCAATTCCGGCAACGGCAACACCTACATTAACTCCTACCCCAACAATTACACCAACAAAAACATTAACGCTTACACCTACATTAACACCAACAATTACGCCAACAAAAACATTAACTCCTACCCCTACATTAACACCAACAATTACACCAACAAAAACATTAACTCCTACCCCTACAGTAACACCGACTGAATCACCGGTAATAACTTGTGTATGTTATACAGTGACTTATACAGGACCTCCACCACCTCCAACTCTGTATTTTGGTAATACAGATTTCTCATATGTTAATTGTTCAGGTGTTACAGTGAATACCTCGGTGTTTGAAGATTACCCTGTTGAAATTTGTGCTCAAGTAAACTCTATTATAATAACTGGTGGTGATGAACTCGCTGGATGGACCCTATCACCATATAATTGTTGTATACCACCACCAACATTCTATATAATAGGATTGGGATATGGTACAACTCTTAGCCAAGCTTGTAATACACCAGCCTATGTTGATGTTTGTGTGGATGACCCTAGTTTATGTAGTGCAACATATTTGAAAGGTTCTGATGGTACAAATTGTTATCTAACACCAGCAACTACAGGGTTTTATAGTAATGGATTTTCCAGAAGATATTGGGACGGTACAACATTATCTTTGTGTCTTGGATGTGGTTGTCTTGTTGCTGACACAGTAATAACATTATCAGACGGGTCAACTAAATTAATACAAGATGTTCAAGTCAATGATGTTCTTAAATCTATTGATGTATCAGGAATGCCACAACCTGCAGATGAGTGGTACTCTTGGAGTAGTGATACCTTAAATTATGTTGATTCAACATCAACAGTAATTGACGTTAAAATATATGAATTTGACTCAGTTGTTAATATTAATAATGGTATATTAATTGCTACCGATGCTCATAACCACGTTGTTAAACAAAATGGTATATGGTATATCAGAACAACATCGGAATTAAATGTTGGTGATGTATTATTAGATATTGATAATACTGAATTTGAAATTACATCATTAGTTACAATTATAGAACCAACAACGGTATATGATGTTAATGTTAATAATAGTAACCTATATTTTGCAAATAATGTGTTAACACATAATAAAGACGAGTTTGTACCATTTGAACCATAAAAATGTCTTAACCCATAATAAGTCATAAAGGGTCATAATAGAACAAAGTAAACTATTTATATAAGTAAAATTATATTTAAATTTAGAATATGGAAAATAATAAAAATAACGATTTAACGGTTTGGCAGAGGCTTTCACAAGCATTCGGGCCAAACTCGTTATTAAATCAAGACTACCCAACATACAAATTAGATAAGAAGGAGTTATTAAAAACTACCTCTAAAGATGAATATGAAAGAGAGAAATTACAAGCTCAACAAACTTTCTATTTAGCAAATCAATGGACAAAGATTGAAAGTAATCTTTATACCCAAGCCGTGTATTATGAACCAACTCGTTTGGCATCATTCTATGATTATGAGTCAATGGAGTATACGCCTGAGATATCAGCAGCGTTAGACATATACGCAGAAGAATCTACAACCGTTGATGAAAATGGTTATATATTACAAATTTATTCAGAATCAAAAAGAATAAAATCTATACTAGCCGATTTATTTAATAACGTGTTAGACGTTGACACCAACTTACCAATGTGGACAAGAAATGCTTGTAAATATGGTGATAACTTTGTGTATTTAAAATTAGATTCTGATAAAGGAATTGTTGGTTGTATGCAATTACCAAACATTGAAATAGAACGTTTGGAAAGAGGTATGGCCGCAAAATCAGCAAATGTTGAAGAACCGGCAGAAAACAAAGGATTAAGATTCCATTGGAAAGCAAAAAATATGGAGTTCAACTCTTGGGAGATGGCTCACTTTAGATTATTAGGTGATGATAGAAAACTTCCTTACGGTACTTCTATGTTAGAAAAGGCAAGACGTATTTGGAAACAATTATTATTATCTGAAGATGCGATGTTAATTTATAGAACAGCAAGAGCACCTGAAAGACGTGTGTTTAAAGTGTTTGTTGGAAATATGGATGACAAAGATGTTGAAGCTTACGTACAACGTGTTGCAAACAAATTTAAAAGAGAACAAGTTGTTGATGGTAAAACCGGAAACGTAGATATGAGATTCAACCAAATGGCTGTTGACCAAGATTACTTTATTCCTGTTCGTGATGCCGCACAAGCATCTCCAATAGAGACATTACCTGGAGCAACAAACTTATCTGAAATAGCCGACATCGAATATATCCAAAAGAAATTATTAACAGCACTTAGAGTACCAAAAGCATTCTTAGGTTTTGAAGACGCTGTTGGTGGAGGAAAAGATTTATCTTTAATGGATATTCGTTTTGCAAGAACAATCAATAAGATTCAAAAATCTATGGTTGCAGAATTAAATAAAATTGCAATTATACATTTATTTCTATTAGGGTTTGAGGATGAATTATCAAACTTTTCATTATCATTAACTAACCCATCTTCACAAGCTGACTTATTAAAAGTTGACCTTTGGAAAGAAAAAATCGCATTGTACCAACAAGCCGTAGCGGCAATCGCAGGTATTGCACCGGTATCAGTATCGTGGGCTAAGAAACATATATTAGGATTCTCTGATGAGGAAATCAAACTTGATTTACAACAACAAAGAATTGAGATGGCAGTCGGCGCTGAGTTAACAAACACAGCAACAATGATTACACATACAGGTTTATTTGATACTATTGATAAATTATACGGAAATAAAGTTTCCGGAGCAACAGCAGGTGGAGCAGCACCATCATCACCACCCCCACCAGGAGGTGGAGGAGGATTCGGCGGTGGCGGAGACATAGGCGGAGGAATGGAAGATTTAGGAGCACCTGAACCGGGTGGAGCCCCTGAAGGAGGAGCCCCTGAAGCAGGAGCCCCTGAGGCGGCAGCACCACCGGAAGCTGAACTAACACCGGAATCATTTAAAAGAGATAATTTAAAAATATTAGTGGAACAAGGTTCCTTAACTGAAGACGATTCTTATATTGATTTATCTAAAGGAAAAAATTCTTTAGGAGATATTGAAGACCAATTAAGTAAACTTCTAAAAGACTAGATATTTATAATAAAAATTAGATATGAAAAATTTTGGTTTATTAAAAACAAAGATAGAAAATGTATTGTTAGAATCATATGCTAACGACACATTCAAAAACGAATTAAAAACATTTAAGAAACTTGTTATTGAAAATAAAAACATTAGCAAATTGTTTTATTTATACGATGAACTAAGTTCACCAAAATCTTTAAGTGAATCTTACTGTAATGATTACATCAATGAGTGTATTAAAATTTACGAGAATACCGTAAACAAAATAAAACAATCTGATATTAATAAAATCGTTGCTTGGGTTGGAAATAAAAATGTGGAAAGTAGTTATACAGATATTGACACATTATTCTCTAGTGATGTTTTAACTATTGAATCAAAAATCAAAAGTAGAAAAGTAATTGCCGAATCTCTTAAAAAATTACCAATAACAAAAACTGAAGGTATCGACCTACCATTATCAACAATGGTGAGCGTTGCAAACAAAACTATCAAAAATTATATTGACGGTTTAAATGAATCTGACAAAAAAGAATTAATGAATTTATTGTCTGAGGATGACTCAACATTAAATGAAAAATATATCACACTTAAAGAAGGTGTGGTTGAAAAACTAACAGAAATGAAAAATGCTAGCACTGATAATTCAATGCAAACAAGAATTGATGAAACAATATCAAAAGTAATTTCTGAAAAATACGACAAACTTACGTATTTCAAACTTAAGAATCTTAAAGAGAATCTTTAATCATTATCGGAATTGAACTTTTTTTGGACATACTTAGCCTTAGAAAGTTCAGCTCTTTTAATAACAGATTTCTTAACAAATTCCTTTCTTTTAAAAAGTTCCCCACTTTGACGTGTCTTAATTACTTTACTCTTATAAAGTTTTAAGGCCTTTTCAATCGTAATGTTGTTATTTAGTTTAACTATTATCATATATTACATATATCACAAATATACGAAAAATTTTGACTATTGACCTAAAAACCCCTATTTTTATGGAAACAATAAACAGAATAATATGAAAATTAATGAAAAAGGGGAAAACCTCTCAGCTATCCGGTTTTAAAACCGCTAAAGTTATCTACGGAACAGTCGATTCCATAAACCTCAAATCTCTATACTTAAACATCCAAACGTGGGTGGAACCAATAGAAGAATCCGAAAATTGGACAAGAGTCGTCCTAAACCTAAGTCGAGGTGTCAAACACTCAATTTACGAAACAATTAATAAAAAAATTTTTACTGACAAATTTATCGTTGATTTAGATTTACGTTCAAGTGGTCTTAATATGGGAAAAAAATCATTTATGAATCTTGAAATAAATTTCTACCTACAAGAAGAAGGTTTAGATATCAAAGGTACTGAAATAAAAAACACACTCCAAGAAATTACAAAACAAATCTTTAAAACAAATTTTTTAAAAAATGAATATTTCAATTTTTATTTAACTAAAAAGAGCAAAATAGAAGAAGAATCGTTACAAACCGAGAATGTTTAATATTTATAAATAAAACATTCAAAATGAAATTAAGAATATTACAACCAAGCGAATCAGGAAAAGGTATATTAGTTGAGTACGATGCGGGATATATTAATCCAAATGACAATCGTAATGAAAGCTTAATTAGAGAATCTAACGAAATGTTAGACCACTCTAAACCATTTGAATTTTATGCTGTATTACAAAAATATAATACCCCAAATAGAAATGGTAGAACATACCCTGAACGTATATTAAAAAGAGAGGCCGAGAACTATAAAAAAATGATTAAAAAGGGTACCGCCCTATCCGAGTTAAATCACCCGGAATCATCTCTAATCGATTTAGATAGAGTGTCTCACGCAATCACCGAAGTATGGTGGGAAGGTAATGTACTAATGGGTAAGATAAAACTTCTTACTTCACCAGGTTACCACGAAAGAGGTATCGTATCAACCAAAGGTGACTTAGCCGCTAACTACCTTAGACAAGGTGTTACATTGGGGATATCCTCAAGAGGTGTAGGGTCCCTTAAAAAAATTGGGGAACAAAATGAAGTACAGGATGATTTTGAATTAATCTGTTTCGACTTAGTATCTTCACCTTCAACTCCGGGAGCGTATCTATTCTTAAATAAAGACGACAAACATCTATATGATGAGAACTTAGAAGAAGAGAAAAAAATGAGTGTTGAAAGACACGTTGGAGATTCCGGAAATAAATCGCTTGACTTAATGAAAAAATTAAACGATTATTTGGGATACTAAATTAATAACAAAAAATGGAAGAAAAGTATTTTATCGCAAAAGTTACCTTAGACTCAGTTGATGAGGCATCAGGAAAGATTAAAAAAATGAGAGAAGAAAAATTAGTAAGTGGTTATAACCCTACTGACGTAGAGGCAAAAGTTACTAAAGTTTTCGAACATTACACAATGGAGTGGAGAATCACTGCAATTGTAGAAAGTAAAATTGACGAAGTAATCGAGTAATTAAATTTTCAATTATCAAACAAAAGAGGACATATAGTCCTCTTTTTTTATGCTTTTTATTTTTAGGTGATATTTATGAATGTATAAAAAACCTGATGTGATTTAAGTTTAATTTAAACTTTTTTCGTATTAGGAGATATTTATATATTAAAAACAATATAAAACCAATGGCAAAAGAAAAATCTTTAGTTGAAGAGGCTATCATCCAAATGAAAAATTTGGAAGAAGCGGTAGCTGAAAATGCAAAAGGAATACTTGCTTCTACAATGAAACAAGAAATCAAAGACCTAGTAAAAGAATCTTTATCTGAACAAGATGATGAGATTGAAACCGATGACGTTGAAATGGAAGACCCTATGGGTTCTGATGATATTGCCGATATTGATATGGGTGATGATTCAGACGAAGAAGAGGATGAAATGGATACTGATGATATGGACGACACAGAAGAAGATGGTGACGACGAAGAAATTGATATGGACTTCGATGACGAAGAAGATATGGACGACGAAGAAGACACTATTGACTTAACTGACGCTGACGACGAAGAAGTACTAAGAGTATTTCAACTTATGGGACCGGATGATAACATTGTTGTTACTAAAGACGACAAAGGAAACACTCACCTTAAAGATGAAGAAACTGGAAAAGAGTATATGATTGTTGGTGAACAAGAAGAAGGCGATGACTTTGGAATGGTTGATATGGAAGAGTCTTGGAACGAACTTGAAGAAGACGATAATTTAATGGGTGAAGAATCTATTGAAGAAATTGTTGAAAGAATGTTCGGTTCAGATGACGAATCTGACGAATTAGATGAAATCGTTTATGAAATCGAAATGGGTGAAGAAGAGTACGAAGGGTATGACTTAGAAGAGGGTGAAGACTTAGAAGAGGATGAAGACCCTACAGTTATGGAATCTAAAAAAATGTCTATCAAACCTAAAGGAGTTGGAATGGGAAGTCCAAAATTCAAATACAACGCAAAACCTAATCAAGGAACAGGATTCAAAACTAAAATGAAAACGGCTCCTAAATCTGTCGGTACTGGTAAAGCGAAATTTGAATACAAAGAAGGTGAAAACTCAGGAAGTAAATTGGGTAAAAACTCAATGGTTAAAAAAACTGAAACAAAAGAATCATCAACTAACAAACCAATGGTTAAAAAAGTTGAAGGTAAAAAAGAAGAGACAAAAGAGGCGTCACGTACTTTAGGTGCTGGGTCTAACTTTAGAAAAGGTGGTTTACCAAAACCAAGAGCTCATTCAAGCTTTAATACCGCGATTAAAGAAAATACTTCTAACTCTGAACTACAAGTTCTTAGAGAAAAAAATGAGGAGTACAGAAAAGCACTTAATATTTTTAGAAATAAATTAAATGAGGTTGCAATTTTCAATTCAAACTTGGCTTACGCTACACGTTTGTTCACTGAACATTCAACATCTAAACAAGAAAAAATTAACATTTTAAGAAGATTTGATGGTGTTGAAACTATTAAAGAATCTAAAAATTTATATCAAGTCGTTAAAAACGAATTGTCAGGTAACTCTAACGTTCAAAATATGAATGAATCAATCGAAAGAACAATTGCTAAATCACCGTCTACGGGAGCAGTTAACTTAATTGAATCTAAAACATATGAGAACCCACAGTTCTTGAGAATGAAAGACTTAATGTCAAAAATAAAATAAAAATAAATTAAAATTAATAAAAACCAAAAAAATGGGAGCATTATTAGAATCAGGTCTAGTTGGTAACATCGGGTTAAAACACCTTAAAGTTATTAAAGAAGACACAATCAACAAATGGGATAAATTAGGATTCCTAGAAGGCCTTAAAGGTCACTTAAGAGAAAACGTAGCTCAATTATATGAGAACCAAGCGTCTTTCTTGATTAACGAAGCTACTTCTGACGGGTCTTCAGGTTCATTCGAAACTGTTGTATTCCCTATCGTAAGAAGAGTATTCTCAAAATTATTAGCGAATGAAATCGTATCAGTACAAGCTATGAACTTACCAATCGGTAAATTGTTCTTCTTCGTACCTAAAATTCAAGGTTACCAAACAGGACAAGTTCCTTCGGCTGATAATGATTACGATGGTTATGGTAATCACTTTGGACCACAAGGTGCTGTAGGTGGTTTATCTGTTGCAGCGGCTCAAGGTCAAGCAGGTACAGATAACGGTTACAATGGAACAACCGCTTTCAAGAAAAATCTTTATGATTTATTCTATGAAGGTTCAGAAGGTCAATTAGACCCTCCAGGATTGTTTGATTATTCTAAAGGTCAATGGTCAGCAGTTACTAAAACTGCGGTTGTTATGGTTTGGTCTAACGGAGAATTAGTTGTTGCTGACGCAAGTGCATTAGCAAACCAATTTAACGGTAAAAACGTTAGAAAAATTATTATCGCGTTATCAGGTTTCACAACTGCAGGTACAGGTAAATTAATTGGACCTGATGGAAATGAAGTTGATACTGAAACTTTCTTATCTGATTTAAGAATTTATACATCAGCTCAGGCAACTGCATTCAGTGGAGATTCTCCTTGTGATGTTGTTGGTACTGTTGCGGCACCAAACTCATTATTGTTTAGAGTTGTAACTCAACAATATGGTCAAGGTATTGTTAATAACTTAAACAAACAAGGTACTACTTCATTCCCTGGAACAGGTAGTAATGGAACTTACAATGACGTATGTTCTCCTGAAGGTCGTATCTTCTTAGAAGTTGACTTATCTTGTCCTACTTGTCCTTCTTGTGGTGAAACATTAGACGGATATACAGGAACAACTCTTGGAGTTTTAGCTTCAGGTGATTTCAAAGCTGTTTACAGACGTTACGCTGATATGGAATTTGAAGATAAAATCGGTGAGGTTTCTTTCGAATTAGATTCAGTTACTGTTTCTGTTACAGAAAGAAAATTAAGAGCACAATGGTCTCCTGAGTTAGCTCAAGACGTTGCGGCTTTCCACAACATCGATGCTGAAGCTGAATTAACAGCTTTATTATCTGAACAAGTTGCGGCTGAAATTGACCGTGAAATCTTAAGAGATTTACGTAAAGGTGCAGCGTGGAACTTACGTTGGGATTACAATGGTTGGAGAAGAATATCTGCAACAACAAACTATACACAAAAAGATTGGAACCAAACTTTGATTACTGCAATTAACCAATTGTCAGCACAAATCCACAAATCTACTTTAAGAGGTGGAGCTAACTGGATTGTAGTATCTTCTGAGGT